TAACCCGAGGCGGTCGCGGCACCGTAGTAACCCGAGGCGGTCGCGGCACCGTAGTAACCCGAGGCGGTCGCGGCACCGTAGTAACCCGAGGCGGTCGCGGCACCATTCGCCGCCTTCGTCGTCGAACCCTTCACCGGCTTTGCGCGCGACGTCACGTACTCCACCTGCGCCTGGATCAACCCCGGCAGCCCGACCTTCGCGCCCACCGTCAGCTTCTGCGCGGCGACCTTGGAGTCAGCCCCGTCCTTGTCCACGTCACCATCGAGCTCGACGACGTGGAACACTGACGTCGCGGGCGGGTAGTACCGCAGGACGTGCAGCGGCATCTCGCACGCATGGAACCCGGACTGGCACGCCTTCACGGGGCCGTCGTGCGTGTACGTCTCGCCCTCAGCGAACTTGAAGCCGCGGCAATCCAGCGCGCCGGACTCGTCCACATTGAAGCCCTTATATGCCTTCACGGCGTATCCTTCTTTCTGAGTGAATGGACGAAGCGCCCCGCCCTCCGAAGAGGACGGGGCGCTTCTGTGTTGTGGTGCGCGCTAGAGGAACGCACCACGGACCGCCCGAGGGAGGGATGGGCGGGAGTTGGTTCGGCGCGAGGGCAGGACGGTCGCCCGCGGAATGAGGACGCGGGCATGGGGGATCGCATTCGATCCACGACGGCCTTCGATCCACGACGAGGCACCATGAACCCCGAGTGGTGACGTTGACCCCCGCGCCGAAGAACTAGGCGGCCGAGGTCCAGACGTAGACGCGGGCGAGCTTGTCCTGGTTCGACCCGACGGCATCAGTCGACTGCTCCCAGCCGTTCTCCCACCGGATCAACCGCTTCTGCTGCGCCTTGGTCCAGTAGAGCCCGATCTTCTTGTGCGCAATCCGACCTCGAACCTTCGGGCGCACATCGTTCACATGCACCGTGCCGTCAGAACGCACCGACGACTTCAACGCCGCGACGAACAGCGACCACTCGTCCGGCTTGCCACACAAGCGGATCTCGCACGACGTACAGACCGACGCGCCAGACAGCACGTCCGCCTTGAACAACGGGCCAGAGCAGCGGTCGCAGATCACGGATCCATCACCCCTCGCCGCCCGACGCCTGCTCATGGCGGTCGGGGACGTCGGAGCCATTCGCGGCGTGGTGGACGCACCCATGCGGGGCGTCGTGCGGGGCGGTGTTGTGACACAGCCAATCAATGCGGTTGCACATGGTCGAACTCCTTCAACAAGAAGCGCCGCCCATGTGGACGGCGCGAAAGAACAGGGGGGGCTACGAGGAGGGGGAGCACTCGCCGTGGTCGATGCCAGGAGCCCGCCACTTGCCACACACATCGCACTTCGGCGGCTTGATCGACACCGGACGCGACGGCTTGCTACGACGAGCACGAGGGACATCACGGCGCATCAGGCCCTCGTAGCCGCGGGAGGTGGTGGGGTACTTGCGGTCGGTCATCGCGCTTCCCGTGCGTCAGCTCGGGCGATCCGGCCATCAAGGGCCTTGATGCGCCGATCCAGGGCGACGTACTGGCGAAGTCGGCTGTCCTCGCGCTGCTGGACCCTGGCGGTCCCCTTCCTTCCAAGCGCAACGCCATGCGATGCAGCACGGTCGGGGAGGATCGGCGCCACCAGCAGGGCGGCCCGAGTGGCCAGTCGGTCACGCTCTGCCCGCAGTGACTCGGCAGTGCGATACACACGCGGCGTCGTCTCCCGCTTCGACTGGCGAGCAACCGGAGGCGGCGTGAACAGATCCTCATCGCCGGGCTGGATGAACCACTCAAGCAGCGGCTTGAGCCACGGCTTCACGGGAGGGCGCTCGGCCATGTATGCCCGCTGGCGCTCGGTCAGCAGCGCCATGTACTCCTCGCCGGTCATCGCGCCTCCTGACCACGCGGCACACGGATCGCACGAGACTGCGCGTCGATGCCGTGCGTGAGGCCCAGCGGCAACTCTGACATCAGGCGGTCGAGGCGATCCAGGCGCATCGTCGGAAACTCGCGGCTCACCTTCATGCGGAAACCCTCAGGATCGGCGACGAACGCGCGGCCCATCTCGAGCGCATGGAACGCGGGCATGCCGGGGAACATCTCGCGGAAGTCGCGGACGATTCGCTCCGTGATTCGCCGGGGGAGGGGGCTCCCGACTGTCGACCCGATAACGCTCGGGGAAGGCGATTCCTCAGTCGTGACGGCTGTCATGACGCCCGTCGCCTGCGACGCCGGACCGGAGTGGACGCCGGCTTCGGTCGCATGGCCTCGCGGATCGCGGCGACGTCCTCCTCGGCGAACCGCCAGCCGGCGCTACCCCGGAGGTTCATGCCGACACCGATTGCCTTGGCGACGTCGGAGATCTTCTCGCCGCTGCACCGGAACTCGGCGGCGACCTCGGCCAGGGTCTTCATGCCGCGCTCCTCGTAGCCGCGATGTGATCCCCAATGGCGACCGCGACGAGCTGGATCCATCCAGCCGTCGGGGCCACCTGGTCGTTCTCGGCCCGCGATAGGTAGGAGGGGGAGACGCCGGCCGCCTCTGCGACCTCATCGAGGGTCATGCCAGCGGCCTGTCGAAGTGCTCGGATCGCCACTCCGCATCCGGGGGGCTTCGTGGTTTCCTTCATGGGAAGAAACCTAGGCTCTTTCTTCCCATGTGGGCAATACGACTCGCCGGATCTTTCCCAGATACTCGACAAATGGGAAAGAGTGCGGGACATTGGCGACATGGAAAGAGCAGAACGCCAAGCATGGGGGCCGATGATTCGCGAGATGCGGAAGCGCCTCGGGATGTCTCAGGACGCACTCGCGGAGGCGGCCGAGACCACGCGGCGAACCGTCGGCAGCATCGAGCGCGGAGACTCGACCGGCCAGCCCCAGAAGATCGAACGCATCTTGAAGGTTCTCGGGCTCGACCCGAAGGCCCCACTGCCCGCCGATGTCACCGCGTTCCTGGTTGCACTCGAAGGCCTACTGCCGCGCATCGATGCCCGCGAACGGGAGATCCTATTTCCTCAGGTGTTTGAGCTCGTGCTTGCGTCGCTTGACGTAACGCATGACGTCGAGGCGGTCATCTCAGATTCGGACGCGCGCAAGGGCCGTGCGTAGCACGCGCTGGCACCGCTCGCGGGACAATCCCGTGTCCATCAATACGATGCCGAACGACGCCAGATAGAGCGCACCCTCCTGTAGGTCGTCTACCCAATAGACGCGAACGCCGCACGCCTGGGCAAATCTGATGCTCTCCGCGACATTCCCATCTGTGACCCCTTCGGCCTCCCCTTCGTACACGCGTTCGACCATAGGCGTGACGGCCGACACATTCATGCCGAACTGGATGTATCCCCCAAAAGGACTAGGCGGGCATCACCCGGATGGGTGTACGTACACCTCCCCCTAGCGTCACAGGGGTGCCGAATCAGCCCAAGACGCAGCACCGCTCCGTGCGCGTACCAGATGATCTCTGGGAGGCTGCCAAGCGAGTCGCCGCCGATCGGGGCGAATCTGTCGCGGACGTGTTGCGCCGGGCTCTCGAGCGGTATGTGTGCGAGAGCACCCGGTCGGGGATTAGGCCTCGAGCTCGGGCGGCACGGGGCGCGGCGCGAAGGCCAGCGCGGCAGCGTCCTGCGCCATGCGCTGTGCATCCGGGAGCAGGTGGCCGTAGGTGTCGACGGTCGTCTTGATCGACTCGTGACCCAGTCGCGCGGAGACGATGTGGATCGGCACGCCGTTGGCGAGTAGGTGCGACGCGTGCGAGTGGCGCAGGTCATGGATGCGAGGACGGGTACCGCCGATCACCGATGCGGCCCGCTTCCAGATCGCGTAGAACGTCGCATGTTGCAGCATCTCTCCGTGATGGTTGGTGAAGACGAGATCGTCGCGCTTGCGGCCCTGCATGAGGACGCGAAGCTCCTCGTGCAGGTCGGCGGGGAGCGCGATGGTTCGCCGCGACTTCCGCGTCTTCGGCTGCCCGATCCGCACCTCGTTCGTGCCGGTGTACTTCACTGCCTGCACGATGCGCGCGTTCGGCAGTTCGACGTCGCCGACGCGAAGGGCTGCCACCTCCCCCCACCGGCATCCTGTGCCCCAGATGAACCGGATCATTGGGCGGTATCGCTCCGGGAGTGCGGCCTCGATCTGCAGGAACTCGTCGACCGTCAGGATTCGCATGTCGTCCTTGCCGCGCGAGGGCTGGCCGGCTGGAAGGCGGAGGCCCTTGGCGGGGTTCTGTGTGATGTGCCCGTGCTTGATCGCGCGCCCAAGAACGGCGGCGAGCAGGCCGCGCTGGTTCTCCATCGACTTGCGGCTGTAGCGCGTCCCGAGATCCATGAGGGCCTTCTGTAGGTGGTCCTCGGTCAGCCGGTGCACACGCACCTGTCCGATGTGGGGCGACCAGACGGCCTTCCACGTGCGCTCGTAGCGGCGCCGCGTGCCCGCCTCGGCGTGCGCCAGGTGTGCGATGTGCTCAGCCGCGAGCTCGTCCATCGTGGGCTTGGTCTTGTCCTGCTCGCCCTCGTACAGGCGATCGACGGCGCCTTGTGGTCCGAGGAAGTCGAGGGCATGGGCGAAGTCTTCGGCGTCGGCCTTCTTGTCGAAGGTCTCCGACGTCTGCTTGTTGCCGAGGCGGAACCGCACCTTGTAGCGCCCTGAGGCGAGGGGTTCGACGCGTCGCATGGGGTCTCCTTAGGCCGGGATGTGTACCAGTGTGTACCAATCCCGACCTAAGGAGCTATTTCACGCGCGGATCTGGGGGGATTCGAACCCCTCAATTGGGTGGCGCTTGACTAGGCAATATGCCCCTGACCTGCGGTTTTCCATGTGTTGTCCCGGCCGTCCCGGGTCCGTCTCGGCCCGCGCTGTGTACTACGTGCACAAGATCGTTCGTGACGAGATCGCAGAAACCACCGGTCGCCAGCTCGGGGACGAGTCATGATGGACGGCATGCGCACGTTGATCGCCGCCCTGACCCTGCCGCTCGTCATGGCCTCCGCGTGTGGCGGCTCCGAGAAGCCGAAGGCCGCGCCGGCCCATGCGACGGTTACTGGTTCTGTCTCCGCGGCTCCGACCGACGAGGCAGCCCCGCCGCAGGTCGGCGACGGCGCACTGCAGATTGGCCAGGTGCGCCACGGCAGCGGCATCGACACGACCGTGATGGAGGTCCAGATCCCGCTGCGCGGACGACCCGACTACCTCGCCGACGAGCCCGACGTCTTCGCTGGGATCCGAGCCAAGGAATGCGCCCATGCTGACGCCACGGAGTCGTTCGATATCGGCTGGTCGGACTTTGCGCTCGTCGACCCGGACGGTTCGAGCTACCCGGGCGCGTCGGAGAGCTGGGACGACTGGCCGCCGAAGCCCCATCTCCCGATGGTCGGAACGCTCGGCGCCGGTCGATGCGTCCAAGGCTGGGTTCTCGTCGAACTTCCGGCGGGCGCCAAGGTCGGCCGCGTCGCGCTGGGTGACCCCGGCGACCCGGCCGCCGAGTGGCTTCTGAAATGACGAAGTGCCCCGCCTCCCGATGCTGGGAGGCGGGGCACTTTTATTCGCGGGGCGAGCCGGTGGACCCATATCGGGTCTTATGTTGCAGTTACGGCTTCAGCAGGACGTGTGACCTGAGGCTGTATGCCGTGAGCCCGGCCTCGGTGAACGAGGCAGGCAGATCGGTCTGCCCGGTCAGGCGACCGACGAGCCGGGGAGCGAGGCCCATGACCACCTGTGCCGGTGCGTTGGCGACAGCCAGAGGTCCCATGAACGACGGCATGGTCGCGTTCGAGGTGACCAACAGCGCGACCGCGTACCGCGTGCCCTCGACCTTATTGAACGCCGACGACAGGGCCTTGGTGTAGGCGGTGTTTGCTGCCGCGAACAGGGCCGTGTCGTTCGCGGTGGACGCAACAAGCGTGCCGTTGCCGGACCCGTCAAGGGAGTAGATCCCCACGCGGCACAGGCTGGGTGTGGCACCCGCCGCCGTATTGCCGGTGTAGAGCGTGACGTTGTTGATCGTCTCGGTCTTGTCGGCGGTGAAGTACGACAGCGCCAGCGTTCCGGAGGTGTGCGCTACGGCGTTGGAGTCCATGAGGTTGCGACGGGGCACGATCTCGCCCGTCGTCAGAGCGTCCTCGGTCGTGTTGACCTGAGTCTGGTAACTCGTCAGCGCGGCACGGGGGTGGGCGTCCTTCGGGAGCGACCCAAGGCAGACCGTGGCACGGTCCACGGAAGCCTCGTGGCCGACTGCGCCGCCGAACAGGATCAGAGCCGTGGCGCTGGTCGCGTCGTCGGGGATGCGGGCCGTGACGGAGACCCAGACCCAGTTGTTGCGAACAGAGGTGATCGTGCCCGAGGACATCGTGGCCGCGCCGGTCCCGTTACTGGTAAGGGTGACGCGGCCAACCGACCCCGAGGTCTGCGCGGCATCGACGTAGAAGCGTGCCGAGAAGGTGACGACCCGGCCCCGCACTCGCCGGATCGGGAGCGACTGGTAGATCTGATTGTTCGCGTTGTCTGCCGTTCCGGTGCCCTTGATGCTGTAGCCGTTGGTGGACTCGTAGTTCGTGGTGTCCTTGGTCAGGGTGACGTTCTGGGCGGTCCAGCCCGTCAACGTGCCGCTGACGAACTCGATGAAGTCGCCATTCGTCAGCAGGTTTGTCGCCGTCTCGGTGAGCGGGGATGGCTGCCGCGCGCTGATCTCGTGGGCGTCGTCCTTCTTGAAGATCGGCAGCACCGCCGACGCGGCCACAGCCGCGCCGTTGGTCGCGCCCGAGGTGAGCGGGTGCAGGCCATCACCGCTGAGGTAGGTGGCCTGTGTCGCCTCGTTGCCGAGCGCGAGGTACTTCTCCAGGATCGGGCCGTAAGCACAGCCGAGGTCGGCGGCGACCTCTCGGATGGTCTGTGCCCGGATGTTGCTCAGCTGGGCACGGGTTCCCGTCGTCAGGTACGGGTTCTGTGAGGTCACCAGGACATCGGCGCGGGGGCAAGCCTTCTTGATCTCCGCGACGAACCGCAGGTACCGCTCGCGGAACACCTGGTCCATGACAGCATCAGACGGCTGGCCGCCATCGGCTGCCGTCTTGCCGTAGTTGTGGCCGTAGTGGACGACCACGAGGTCGGGCTGCACGCGGCCCACCCACGTGTCGAAGTAGTTCAGCGGCTGCTCGCAGACCGTTCCCGACACAGCGCCCTGCCAGAACTTGATCTTGAACGTTCCGGTACCCGCGGGGCCGACCTGAGCGAACGACCCCCACGCGTGGCCGGTGTTGTCCCAGGTCGCCTTCTCCAGCGTCCGATGCGGGTAGAGGGCCTGTACCTGCGGAAGCAACTGGTCAGGCCACTGGTTCGCCTGGGCTGCAGTCGAGTCACCGAGCACGAGGATGTTCACGTCTGCGAAGTCGTCAGCCAGCTTGCGGACGGTCGCGTCGATGTTTCCAAGGCCACGTGCGGCATAAGTCCCGAAGAGTGAGGCCCGCACCCCGCTGGTGGGGTTGTCGATCAGGGCCCGCACGGTGGCGTCCGTGAGGCTCTCCGCCGGGATCGGCGCAGGCGCGACCGTGATCAGGGCGGCGAGGTCCACCGTGCCCAGCGATGCCGGCAGGTAGAAGCTCTCGTCGATGCCATGTGGACCGAGCAGCCGGTACTGGAACCCGCTGGGAGTGAGTCTGGTGTCGTCGGTTGCCGGAAGGGAGACGGAGAAGGCGCCAGTACTGTCAGGGGCGATCGTCACGGATCCAGCGAGAACGGTCTTACCGGCTGCGTCAACCACTCGTTCGGCATTGGTGACGATTGCAAGGTTCGCCCGGGATGGGCTTCCCGTGGGGCCAATGACCTTGCCGGTCAATGTGACGGTCGAGTACGACATTCACTGCTCCTTGGGGGGTCGGAAGTGCCACGCGAGGGCGGCGACGATGACGACCCCGATGACGGGGTAGCGCCTGTGGATGGCCGTGATGGTGGGTGCGCGTCCGGTGAGGATCGCGAGCGTTTCGTAGGTGCAGAGGCCCGCAACGACGGCCTTGACGGCGTCGGACTCCTCAAGCTCGCTGAGCATCGCTACGCCTCGCGACGACCTGTGATGCCGCGCTGGGCGACGGTGGTCAGGATGGACGCAAGCCCAGCCATGCCCGACACGGAGACGAGCGTGAGCCAGTCGGTGTCGAGCAGTCCGGTCCCGTCGGCGACGAGCATTGCGGCGGCGGACTGGCAGACGGTGCGGACGGCACGGTCGGCGAGGTCACGGAAGTAGGTGGGGATCTTCATGACTCGATGACCGCCTTCTGGGTGGGGTTGGCGGCGAGGAGACGCTTGCCGCGGGGAGAGGTCATGAGGGCACGGGCGCGCCGCTCACAGGTGGGGAGGTCGCGGTTGATCTCGGTGTGCATCTCGTCCTTGCGGGCCGTGTAGTCGCCGCCCCAGCGCAGGCAGCCGCGGTACAGGAGGAGGCGGGCGTGGATCTTGACGACCTGCCACGGCTTGAACGTGCCGACCTTGCCGAGCGGGTGCGTGGTCGCGTTGAGGTCCATCGCCGTGCCCGAGGAGTGGTTCGACAGGGTGGTGGAGTAGCCGCGCACCGTCCGGTAGGCGTAACCCCAGTCGTCGAGCGTCTTGGCAAGCACGGGCTCGACGACGTCGGCGAACCACAGCGCGTAGTGCGCGAGGAGGAACCCGGCCGAGCCGTTGCGGAGACGCAGGGTGAAGTCACCGGAGCGGGCCGGGATCACCCACGTGTAGAGCTTGGTGGAGTCGCTGGCGAGCGCGGGCCAGTGGTTCTGCGAGGTGGACATGAGGGGCTCCTTCTTCGGTGGCCGCGCCTTGACGGGGGCGTGGAGGGTGACGCGGATGCCCCTGTGGTCGGAGGCGGGGTTGGGCGGGAGGATCCGCCAGGAGTCGACGTGTCGGCCGCGGCCGATGAACCAGTCGATGAGCCGGCCGCCGGCGTGCGTGCCACCCGAGGGGAGGGTGGTCGGCGCCTTGAGCTCGGGCCATGCGGCAGCAACCCACTGCTGCGTCCGCGGCTTGTGCAGGTTGAGGTTCCAATCAGCGAACGCGTCAACCGCGCCGGGTCGATACAGGACGGCGAGGCGGTTGTGCGCGACCCGGTACTGCTGCACTGCCGCCCGATACGCAGCGGCACGGGGCGAGTCCCACTGGCCCTCCACTGTCGCGGGGAGGTGCGCGTCAGACACGAGGTAGATGAGGCCCGTCTCAATGTGCTCGAGGACCGCGAACAGGGCGATGACGCGACCGCCCGGGCCGAGGTCGGGGCCAATGACCCGCGCCTCCCAATGCAGGACCCGCCACACGGAATCGCGGACCAGCATCGCGACCTCTGCCGCGTCCCCGTGCTTGGTGTCCTGCAGGACCGTGAAGCCGGGGACCTTCCGCAGCGCCCGCCGTCGCCGCCAGTCGGCGACCTCGGTGAGGGTGATGATGTCCCGCACGAGCGCCGATGCCTGCACCTGTCGAACCAGGAGGCGGGGGGCGCGGTCGTAGCGGCCCGAGAGCTTGTCGATCAGGATGGCGGCATAGCGAGTCACGACCCCTCCTCGGGATAGATGCCGGTCTGCTCATGCGCGACGCAAGGGCAGTGGTCGCAGTCGAGCCACAGGTGCTCGTGACCGCAGTGGGGGCAGGGAGCCTGGCGAGAGACTGGCCCGCGCATGACTACTTGCCGAGCGCCGTCGGCAGCCAGTTGCCGACCAGCCCGCCAGCCGCCGCAGCGAAACCAGTGACGATCCAGATCTTCTTCTCAATCGCCGACACCCGCTTGTCGAGGCCATCGACCTTGTCCTCAAGGCGCTTCGCGTGACCCTGAGCGGCTTCGTCCTGCGCGACCATCTTCGTCACCACGTCCGTCAGGCTCGTCACCTTCGTGTAGACCTCGGCAGGAGTGATGATGATCGACCCCTCAGGGACAACCGTCGTCGGCTGATGCTGCGCTGCGCTCACGTCACCGCCTCCTGTCGCGACGCTTGAGCAACTTGCGCAGCGCGTTCGCGGTAGTACGTGCATCGGCATCCAGCTCGAGCTCAACCGAGTGCGAGTCGGAGTTGTACGTCGCCGACCAGATGCGGAACACCGTCAGCCCGTCGTTGCTCGAGGCGTTGAGCGCGTCGGGGTACGACTCGACACCACGCACCCGGATCAACTCGCCCGGCTCGATCTCGAACGGCTCGACCATGCGGCCGGTTGTGAGGTCGCGGATCCGGCGCGAGACAGTCAGGGTGCCCGAGTTCTTCGGCACCTTGTGCTCGGCGAGGAAGTTGTCGCCCGCCTTCTCTGCCGCCGCTACTGAGCCGACCTCGTCAGAGAGGTCGATGATCGCCCGGCGCGTGATGCCCTTGACGTCGAGGATGGGGCACGCGCCAGTACGCAGCACCTGCCGCACGAACCCGTCGGCACGGACCCACCGCACCGTCACCTCGTTGTAGAGATCCTGAGCAGAGACAGGGAACGAGCCGCCGTCGTCGAGCGTCGCCTCATAGCGGACGGTCGTCGGCCACGCCTCCCATCGGAACCCGTAGCCGTTGCCTGTGTCGGGGCCGGTGGTCCACCGGAAAGCGGGCTCCAGCGCCATCAGGTCGTTGAGCACCTGCTCGGCAGTAGTGCCATCGACGTAGGCGAGCTGGTCGATCGCGTAGACGCCCTCGGTGCTGACGATTGCGCTGGCACCGTCGAAGCGGGACAGGATGCGCCCAAGCAGATCGTTGACCACCTGGTGCGCCACGACAGTGTCGGTCGTGTAGCCGCTCAGGAGGTCCACGCCGGTAGCCGACTTCAACAGCGCACGGATCTTGATCTGCGAGAAGCCGAACCACGTGTTGGTGCCGCCTGTGGTCGAGGTCGTCTGACGGGCGCAGCGAACACTGACGATGTCGTCGCCGTTGGGGAAGTTGTTGACGACGACGCCGGTCCGGGTCGAACTCGTGGTCGAAGCGCCGATGTCGACGGCCGCGTTGCCGCCACCCGTGGGCGTGTTCCTCGTGACGACCATCTGGTGCCAGTCCGCGCCGTTGACTCCTGCGTCCATGACGACGCTGATGCGGGCGAGCTTCTGCCGCGACTGGTAGAGCGCCCGGTACACCCAGTCACCCAGCCATGTGGTGCTGATCGTCTTGCCCTCGTCGGCGACCACCTCAAGCGAGGGGGTGTCGACGTTGATCTCGGACGTGTTGGTCGTGGCGTTCTTCGACGAGGCCGAGGACCGCACGAACTGCGTGGTGGCCTGATCGACCACGACGTAGGGGAACGTGATGTCACTGGCGCACTGTGCCGGGCCGAACGCAACCATGTCCCAGACCTGACCGCTGTCATCGGCGCCACGGCCCTGATCGGAGAGGTCGCCATCGGCGACGATCTCCGCAGAGCGCGCATCGAAGATGGTGACGTGTGACAGCAGAGCCAGATTCGCGTCGAACGTCGCGGGCGGCCGAGACAGCCGCAGCGCGATCGACTTGACCCCGCCGACAGCCTCCTTGCGGAACTGCAGCCCGGCCACCTCGTTGGTCAGATGAGTCTCCGCGACTCGCACCGACAAGGGAACCTGGAGCGTCATGACGACACCGGCCGCACGAAGAGGTACCGCGGCCAGTAGTAGGCGGTCAGGGAGTTGGTCTCCGACTTCGTGCACACGGCGCCTACCCCCTCGGACTCGATGAAGAAGACACGGTTGGTCACGCCGGGCACGAGCGACGGGAAGCCCCCGCCGACCTGGGCGACCGCGCCGAACTGCTCGGCCTGACCGGAGAACGGGCCGCTACCGGCGTCGACATAGGAGAAGACCTGCTCTCGGACGCCGTCGATCAACTGGTCCTTGCCGGTGTCGACGTAGCTGGAGATCAGCATCAGCGACTCGTCCGCAGGAACCATGAGCAGCAGGTCCCAGTCGAGCGTGCCCGTCCCGCTGCTGCGTGAGGCCTGGACCTCGACCAGCGACTGGTAGAACGGGTTGTCGCTGGTGTCGTGGCCGACCCGGGAGCCGCTGAAGCTGACGACGCCGAGGTCGAGGATCTGGCGCACGGTCGTCTTCGGGACCACGACGTCGGCCCCCGTGGAAACGGAGTCACCGAGGCCCCGCACGGTCATCACCGAGGTGGCATCACTGCGTCGTATGACGGCGAGCAGACGGAAGGTGCCCGCGAGTTCGGCCCGCTGAGCGGACGTCAAGGAGGCTAGATTCCACTGCAGCCGCGTGGCCATCGTTGCGGTGGCGAACGAGGTCCGGGCGAAGTTGTTCGCACCCGCTCCAGACATGGCCGCGTCAGGGCCGCCGCCAGGGTTGGTCGTGTCGGTGCTCAACGTGACCGACTCGGCCTGCACCCACCAGGGCAGGTTCGCGAGTGTGCCGTGGCTGCGCGTCGCGACGGCGGCATAAGCGACGCTGCGCGACGTGTTCACGATGACCGCCCGCGCCGGCACGTCGCCGATCACTCCGGAGGCGTCGAAGTAGCAGCCGTTAGACCCGGCCGCGGGGTCATTGTTGACCACGAACGGCCCCAGCGTCTCCCGCAGGCCCAGCGCGAACGGCTCGGCCAGCAATTCGACCACGAATCGCCGCATCGCCTTCTGCGCGATGACATCCTCGATCTGCGACAGGACCGACCGGAACGTCTTGAAGAACACCGGCTTCGTCGCACCCTGCGGCTGGTACATCAGGAAGTTGCCGTCGCGGTCCAGCTCGCGTGCCAGCTTCTGCAACTCGGTCGCCGCGGAGTCCTGGTCGTTCTTCAGGCACTCGAGCTCCAGCACGAGCGTGCGGGCGTCGTAGGACGACGAGCCGACGTTGATGCCGTCGCGCATCGCGTTCGACGACATGCTGCGCCGAAGACGAGGAGCCGGCGCCGAGAACGAGCGCACGTACCAGCCGTTCGTCGCCTCGCCATTGAGGTCGAGGCGCACCGTCGGAGAGGCAACGATCGAGTCGACGAAGCGGACCAAGTCAGCCATGTCAGCCTCCCATCAGGTAAGCGCCACGACCGGCGTCAGGAAGTTGGACAAGGGGAGTGCCTTCACGCAGGGCCGAGACGATGGCGCGGGCGAGGCGGGTGTAGTCCATGCCGCCCGAGTCGCGGGTCATGGCGGCGTTGTCGACCGACGCACCACGGGGAAGGGTCACGCGCTCCGGGCCGAGCTCGCCCACAAGGTACGACCCGCCAGACGGCGCGAAGGTCGTTCCCGACGCCCACGCCTTCGTCCGGCCACCACCACCCTGAATGTTCGTCGCCTCAGGATTCACCACCGTGTAGTGCACCGTGACGTCCTTGTTGCTGGGGATATCACGGATGTTGTCGGCCATCTTCTTGGCCTTGTTCGCGGCGTCCAGCATCGCGTCGCCGGCCTTCTTCGCCCAGCCGAACCCGGGCACGTGACCCAGCGCGCCGAGCATCTTGCCCCAGCCCTCGAGCAGCCAGCCGAAGCCCTTCAGGATGAAGCGGAAGGCCGGGGCGAGTGCGTTGTTCCACAGCCAGGTACCGGCGCGGCCGAGTGCCCCGAAGCCCTTGCCCAGGATGGTGATCTCAGCACCAACCTGCACCAGGGCCTTCTCGGCGAGGAAGCCGAGGGCGGGGATCAGGACGTGCTTCACGATCTTGCCGACCAGCTCGAAGCCGGGCTGTGAATCCGAGAACGCCTTCTTGACCTTCTCCATCAGGTCACGGACCTTCGGTGCGATCCGCTCGCCGAAATCCTTCAGCGGCGGAATAAGGTTCTTCTGCACCCAGTCGCCGACCTTCTTGAACGCCGGCCCCATGTTCGTGGTCAGGAACTGCGCAACCTTCACCGCGATCGGCAGCAGCTTCTGCCCCAGCTTTGTCTTCGCGTTCTCAAACTGCGCGCTCAGGATCTTCTGCTGGTTCGCGAGACTGCCCGACGTCCGCGAGAAGTCGCCCATCGCCCGGGCACCGTCCTTGTGGACGATCGCCAGAACCGCAGCTGCCTTCTCCTGCGCCGTCAGCTCCTTGGCCGTCTTCTTGCCCGTCTTTGCCAGCGCCTCGGACTCGACACGCGCGGCGTTGATGTTCGGGATGACCGCCTGCAGTGAATCGAACTCGCCACGGAAAGCCGCCGACATTCGGTCCGCCACATCGGCGGTGTCAAGGTTGGAGAATGAACCCAGGTCCGCAGACATCTGCACGACCTGCTTCGACATCTTCGTGGCCTGATCACCCGAGAAGCCGATCTGGGAAAACATGTCACCGAAGCCAGTCGCCGCAGACAGGGCCGCGTTCTTCGACAGGCCCATCGTCTTCGCCGCACCCGACGCCCACGTCTCCATCGACTTGGCGTTCTTGCCGAAGATCACCGACGACTTCGAGATCGTCTCGTTTAGGTCAGACGCCGAACCGATCGCCGACCACGCGAACTTGCCCGCAGCGACACCAGCCGCAGCGAACGCCGCCGCACCAACGACCGCGAACCCCTTCAGCTTTGAGCCCATACCGTCCGCCGACTTGCCGACCTTGTCGAACTTGTCGGAGGCCCGGTCCTTGGCAACGATGTCGAACTCAAGCTTGGTTGCCACGGCGTGCCTCCTTGTTCAGGTGTTCGATCAGGTCGCAGCCGCGCTCCCACTGATCGAGAGTCAGACGCTCAAGTTCGGTGGGCGGCGTGTGCAGGTGTAGGGCAAACGCCCACTCGTAGTAGCGGTAGCGGCGAGTGATCCCGAACGGGGTCAGGTAGTGCTCGGGCCAGGCGCCGCCGACTGAGGGTCCGCCTCCGAAGCACCGTCCTCAGCGTCGGCAGCAAGAGCCGCCTCGTCGTCCTCGTCGACCTCAAGGCCGACCTCGTCAAACGCGAATACCACCTGGTCCGGCTTCAACTGCGGACGCTGGCGCTTGAGCAGAACGAACAGCAGCGCGTGAATCGCGATCATCGAGCCCTTCTGCACCGACTCGAGCCACTCCGAACCGAACGCCATGCCCGTCAGCTTCTCAATCGCCATCGCCTCGGGAGACGTCAGCTTCATCGGGTCGAACGGCCACGCAAGGCGCTCTCCGCCCTCGGGGGTGTAGACGAACTGCATCAGCCCTCAACTCTCCGCGCGATGTCCTGCATGACTCGCACCATTTCGCGCGCCACAACAGGGCGCTGCTCCTCGAATGTCTCGTCCATCCAGTGCGGCTTGACGCCCTCTTCCTGCGTCACGAACCGACCGCCAAACACGGGGCGCCGCAGCCGGCCAGTGCGGTGGATCGACCCAAGGTCGAACCCCTTCTTGCCGCGCACGAGGATCCGCAGACCCGCGTTCCGGCCGCCTCGCACATTCGCGACGACGGACTGCTTCCGCATCGCCAGGGCCTGCAATCCGCCCTCGGTCGGCAGGTTCTCGGGCTCCCCGGTCGACGCCTTCATGTCCTCGCGGACCGGCTTCGACACGCGATTCAGGCCCGAGTAGAGCTCCTTCTGGATGGCCTTCTTGTCCGCGTGGGTGCGGATCCGCCTGACCAGCGCGTCGACCGCGTCGCCGCCTCGAAGTTCGACGTCAGGCATGGATCAGACCGTGGTGTCCGTCGACATGTACTCGATCGTCCCGACACCATTCGTCGGGTCCCAGAACGCAGAGAACGGGATCGACGCCTTGTTCACATCAGGCCCGCCAACCTCCGGGACATCACCCGAGAAGTAGACCTTCGGCAGCGTGATCCGGAACGTCTCGTTGTACGCGCCCGAGATCACCGGCCCCACGAACTCGATCACCAGCGACGTCGAAGTGTGGCCGACGTAGCGGTCCACGAAGTCGGCCTTGTTCACGAAGTCGACCTCGAGCGTCCCGGAGATCGCCACGAAGTCGTTCCACACCGGCTCCGACTTCTTGCCGCCGTTGCCCGCGTAGAACCGGCCCACATCCTGCGACCGGGAGAACGTCACGCTCATGCCCTTGACGCCCTGCACCGACGCCTCGGCGCCATACGTGCCAAGCTTCACGGCCATCTGGTTGAACTTGAACGGCAGGTTGCCCGACTGGGGCGTCGCCGCCACCAGCGTCTGCGCCTCGGTGATCTCGCGGCAGTCCCAGTCGACGCTGACAGTCAGCGCCTCGCCGGCCGCACACGAGAACTCCGCCTGCGTGATCTTGCTGCCCAGCGCCGTGTATGGCCGAGGGGTGCCCGCCGTGTCAACGACGCCGACCTGGACCGACATCGACTTGCCGATGTTGTCCGTCCATGCATGAGTCTGCAGGTAGGCCGTCGTCGCGCCCTGCTGAACGGGGGCGGTCGACGAACCAGTCAGGTGCGCGAGCAGCAGGCCCATCTGCCTGTTCATGAACTGCCCCTCGAAGTGGGCCGTTCCCTGAACCTGCGTCACCACCTCGTCGGGCGGGGCAGGGCGACCAGCGGCAACGCCCGAAACCGGGACCGTGTCGCGCAGGTGCTTCACGTTGAACGTGCCCGCAAAGTGCCTCATGGGCGCGGCGACATACGTGCCGTAGACCGTCTCCGCTGAGTACCCGAATGAGGAGCCAAGACCGCTTCCGATAGCCATCAGGCGTCACCCTTCTTCTTGCTGTCAATCAGCTCCCATGTCGGGGCCGGGAAATCCAAGTTGAGGTCGTCAGCGACGTCGATTACCTGGCCCGCAAGCACGAGGCGGTTGCCCAGCCACGGCAATTCCAGGTCCATCCCCGAGGTGTTCTTGATCTTCATGAGCGCGATGCCTTCCTAGAGCTGGGCCTTGAACAGGACGCGGAACACGCCAAGCGCCCACGTCCCGTTGCGGTTCTGGTCGGAGTCGATGCGGGTCACGGAGAGGTGGCACCACATGAGTTCGGGGATGGACGTCAGGTCCGGGTCTGCGCGCAGTGCGGTCGCGAGCGCGTCCAGCACCGCCTCGAGCCGGGTCAGGGCGATGTCGGTGTCGGTGTCGCCGGTGGACACGAACGCCACGCAGTTGATGCCGCCGCTCTCCGTGCGGTTGACGGCACCCGTGTAGAGAAAGTCCGAGTCGCCATCCACCATCGGGGCCGGCTGGTCCGAGAACGGGTCGTCGGCGCCAATCAGCACGTAGTCAGCGGGGGACTCGGTCACGCCGTAGCCGAGACGGACATCGACATCGGCGGGGACAACCGCAGCGAATGCGGGGACGAGAGTGCGCATGAGGGTCGCGCCGACCGTTGCCTTGACCATCAGAACCCCACAGACAGGTGCGGCGAGATGAGTTCAAGGACGCGGTTCGGGAACATGTATGCCGCCCCGGGAACAACCTCCGCCGAGCCGCCACGCTGGCCATTGCCACGCTGCGACGACTGCCACAAGTGCCGTACCAGTTCCTTGACCGCAAGCATCAAGTCATCCGGACACGTTCCACGGCCCGCGGTGTATGCCACGTCGTACTCGCGACCAGTGAACGTGCCGCCGTGAACGAACCTCACGACACCCGCGGACGTGTGCAGCGAAAGGTCCGCCACCGTCAACGCGACGCCGCCGACCTCCGTGACCGACGTCAGCGAGATCGCGGGGGAGGCGTACAGCGCCAGTGCCGGACCGACGCCACGCACCCGGTCAGTGCGAGAGCGCGGTTGCAGCGGTCCGACGCGCTCCTCGATGGCCGCCTCTGCCGCCGCAATGAACGCCTCGATCTCGGCGTTCCACGTGTTGGCCGTGATGTTGAGGTGCAGCTTTGCGTCAGCCAGCGTCAGGACCGAGGTCACCGTCGGGCCTTGGATCCGGCGCGAACTTCAGGCTTGGGGGCGACCTTCTTCTCCGCCCTTGCCACCTCTGCCACCGGAGACGCCAGGCCAGCCGCACACAGATCGGCGCCCTCGATGTCGCCGACGACGATCTCGCCACCAACGGAGGGCCACGGCTCGCCGTTCCGCGTCCCCGAGATCGCGACATTCATGCACACCTTCATGGCGCGCTCCTTTCCGTAGACGATGACCACCCAGACGGAAGCGGCGCGACCCCGCGAGGGGCCGCGCCGCAACCGATCAGGTGGCAGCGCCAGCGAAGTGCTTGACCGCGCCCGTCTGGTCGACCAGCACGCCGTCGCCGCGGACCAGGCACCGGAAGGTGACGAGGTCCGAGTTGAACGCGTACTCATCCGAACGCTCGAACCGCACGCCGCCCGCGAGGCGGACGAAGTACGCCGAGACGTCACCGAACAGGACCGACTTCGCAGTCGTGCCCGTCGCGGCGATGTTCGGGTCCGTGTGGACCGGCTTGCCGAGCAGGAGGTCCGGCACGCCGGCCTGCAGGCCCGGCTGCCACAGGTAGTTGTTGTCCGAGCCCTTGAGCTTGCGGACCGCAGCCACCGTGGCGTCGCGCATGATCCAGCCCGCCGACGGCGAGTTCCGGTACGGCGCGATGACCGAGTAGAACAGGTCGATCAGGTTGTCGGCGGTGAACGCACCCGCGACGCCCGTGCCACCCGTCACGCCCAGGCTCGAGCCCGTCACGATGCCGGACGGCTGCGAGGAGCCGGTGCCGGTCGCGAGGTGGGCGCCGAACGCGTTGCCGACCGCACGACCCGCCTGCATCGAGAGGTAGCCCTCGAGGTCGACGCCCGTGTCGTCGATCAGCTCGCGCGCCACCTGGATCAGGACGCCGTACTTGTAGGCACCGAGAGTGCGCTTGGCGAACGCCGGGTCCGACTTCGCGATGGCCGCAGCCTCCGCAACGAGCGCGCCCGAGGAGTGGGCGGTCGTGGTCGGAACCTCGAAGTTCTCGCCGCCAGAGGTCTGCAGCACGGTCGGGCCGGCCGACAGGATGCCGGACACCTCGATCATGTGCTGGACGAGCTGGTTGTAGAACGACGTCGGGACGATGTTGCCGCCCGCGGTCGCGGTGCCCTTGGTCAGGTCACGGAAGTTGACCGGGCCGTCGGGGCGAACCTCGAAGGAGCGGGACTCGCCGCGGAGGAACTTGCGGAGCTCGTTCTGCGTCGGCTCGACCGGGAGTACGGGCGCCTTGCGACCCTCTGCGATCGAAGCGAACGCCGCGTCCATGTCGGCGTTGCGCTGCTCCTGCTCCTCGATGGACTTGACCCGCTCCGCGATGGAGTCGAGGTCGGCGTTCATCTTGTCGTAGGACGACTGCTCCTCGGCGGACAGGTCGCGGTTCTCTGCGGCAGCGGTGTCGAGGAGGGCCTTGGCCTGCTCCCAGGTGTTGGCCCGCTGCTCGCGAAGGCGCTGGATGAAGTCACTCATCTCGCGTCTCCTTTCTGCATGCCTTGGGCATGCGAAAGCCCCCGACCAGTCGGTGCGGGGGCGGAGGGGAATTGGAAGTTCGACGGTGGGTTGCGCCCTGCCGTCAGAGCTGCTTCTTCATCTCCAAGGCGCGCAGCATCACCTGGAGCCGTCCTGCCGAGTGGGTTTCGCCCTGCTCGGACTGGCCGGAGTTTCGGGAGCCCAGATCCACCACGATCGGTGCGGGCTTGATGAGGTCGGCGAGACGGTTCTGCCGAGCCATCTCCTCAACCTCGACGACCTCCATGCTGCGCGCGTCCGCAAGGGAGCGCAGGCCGGTGGAGGTGTCGTAGTAGGCGGGGTCGTCAACGGGGGCGACGTCGACCAGCGACATGCCCAGAACGGTCCGCAGAGGGAACCCGTCGGGCGTCAGCGACCAGTCCGACTCGTGCATGTACGCAGCGAACGACGAGCGGGCCACATCGCCTCGCGCAACCAGCTTGCGGACCCGCTCGGAGTCGGCGTCGTCCAGAAGGTCGACCTCGTAGTCGAGGCCGGTGCCGTCGACCATCAGGCGCAGTGAGTCGCCCGCAATGGAGCCCAGCAGCACCTCGTGGTTGTAGCGAGCCATGACGCCGGGCCAGCCGTCGCCCGCAGACTTCGACAGCGACGACGGGTCGATCTGCTCAACCCAGCCGCCGAGGTTGCGAGACAGCTTGTTGAACTTCAGCGCATACCCGCCAATGCGGGGCAGCCCGTCGTCCTTCGCGGAACGCAGTGCCACCGGCTCTCGGAGCAGTCGCCGCTCGAGCTCGTTCGTCATGAACCCTCCTCTTGGGAACGCTTCTCCGTCGCCGCCGCAGCCTTGGTCGCAAGGGGCGTGTAGTCCTGGCCCTGCCCATTCGGCAGGGGCGCCTCGTCCTCAAGGCGGCGGATCTCATCGACGTTGTGCAAGCCGATCTCGCGCGCGATCTTGTGCACCTCAAACCGGGTCTTCGTGTCCACGCGGATCAGGGAGTCGACGTTGAACTTCACGTACTGAGGCCGGGGCATGAGCGACGAGAACGCCGCCTCGAGCCGCACCAGCCACGGGCGCAGGCTGTTCGTCAGGAACTGGATCTGGTTGAGCTCGACCGTGGAGTAGGTCAGCGAGCCAGCCGCCTCGCCGCCGACCATCTCGGGCGGGATGCCGAAGATGGATGCCACCTGCGAGGCGGTCAGTCGCGCGGCGGACACGAACCCGGCATCGTTCGCGGAGAGCGACAGGAAGTCGAGTTTCCAGTCCTTGCCGGTGACGAACGGCTCGCCCGCGCGCATCGTCGCCAGCGTCCGCTCCTTGACGACCGCGGCCTCTTCTGGCGTGAGCGTCTTGTCGGCGTTCTGCACATGCACCGACGGGATCGCCCGGTTGCCGTACCACGACGCCATGAACTGCTCCGTGGACTTGCCGGCAGTGATCGCAGCCGAGCACGCAGAGAGTGGAGAGACGCCCAGGCGCGACCCAGGGAGCACCATCGCCGGAATGTGCAGCATCTGCGCATCCGGGATCTCGCGGCCGTTGTAGTACCACCGACCGTCGTGCAAGCGGACCTTGTCGGGGTGCAGCCACTCGATCATCTTCGGCATGCCCGGCGTGTCCCGGTCGCTGCCAACGATCAGGCCGTAGGCATTGCCGCGCAGGAGGAGCGACGTCATGCACCGCTGCAGCCAGTCGATCCGCGTGCCCCGATTCGACGGCGAGTCGAACACGGCAGGCAGGGTCATCGCCTGACGCTCACCGTCAGCGCCCTTGCGGTACGCCTGAAGTGGCAGGGACGCGACGGCCTCGGACACCAGGCGCACCGACGCGTACACCGGGATCAGCCCCAGCGACCCCTCGAGCGAGGCGTCTGCGATCGGCGAATCGCCACCATGACTCCACGGCAGCGACGAGATGTCACGAGCCTCGGGGCGCGATGATCGGAAGAACAGGCTCACTGGTCACCCCGCGCCAGCTCGCGCGACGCCAGCAGCATGCCCGCGCCGAACACGGCCAGGCACAGCGGCGGCCAGATCGCGAAGCCAAACAGCGCCAGAAGGCACAGGCCAGCAAGGTCGAGAACGTCGGTCTTCGACATCAGGCCCTCCTCAGTAGAAGCTCTGGAGTACGTCGTAGTTCGGTTCTGTGTTGTCGCACCAGAGCGCAATCGCAACGGCCTCAAGGGCTGAGATGTCGCCCGACTTGCGAGCGAAGGCGCGGCGGTCGCCGATCTTCCGCCAGCCCGCGGCGTCAACGGCGGCATTCAGTTCGTCGTAGTCGCCATGCGTGACCGTCTTCTCCTCGACCGCCTGGCGGAGATCCGAGCAGGACTGCACGAAGTCATCGAGGCTCAGGAGCGCCAGCCGAACGCCGGCCGACTCGAGCGCCGGGATCAGGAAGGACGCCGGCCCCTTGCGGTCAATGCCGACGGCGACGTCATAGGTGTCCTGGATTCGCTTGGCCTCGGCGACAAACTCGGCCTGTCGCTCTACGGGTAGTCGGGTCACAACTCCCAGATGCCTGCGCGGATCGCCGCCCAGAACGGCCCCAAGGGAGAGGAACTGCTGATCGAGATCGGCAGCGACGGCAATGGCGAGCGGTTCACCCAGTGGCCCGTCGCGCGGCTCAAGGTGAACCAGTCGGCCCCAGGATCCCGCGGCAAACACGCCTGTCGCGCCAAGGCTGTCCCAGATGCCCAGCGCCTCGCGCAGGAAGGACTCGGCGCCAAGGTTCTTCTTCATCCGCAGCATCGCCCTCGCGCTCGTCCGCTTCGGAAACGACGGATTCGCCTTCGCCCACTGCTCGCGGTCACCTGGATCGGCGCCCTCGTCTGCACTGAACTCGATGTAGAGCGCGTCGTCAGACTCGCCCTTCAGCGCCTCGCTGCGGAGGTTCGCGAAAACATCGCCCTTGTCTGAAGGCTTGGGCGGCGTGCCGATGTAGAGAATCAGCGGATTCGCAGCCTGGTTCGTCGCCGGGATCATGTCGTCGATCGCGTTCTGCGTCAGAATCTGAGCCTCATCGAAGACGACGATCGCAACCTTCGTGAAGCCGCGACCGAAACCCTGCTCGCGAGCGCCGAACATGATGCGCGAACCGTTGCGGAACTTGATGACACCATTGCCGCCAGGAGCCGAAGCGGACTCGATGTGAGGTGCCAGTTCAGGCTTGAGGCACATCGCCTTCATTGACTGGAACGTCTCGTTCGCCGTCGGCGTGCGGTGCGCAGTCCACAGCACCAGCAGCCCCGGCTGATTGAGGCACAGGGCGAAAATGATCGAGCCGATCAGGAAGGTCTTGCCGACCTGCCGTGGAATCGACAGCACGACCGCATCGGCCGCGTAGAGATGGTCTGCGCGCTTTCCCAGGATCGCCGTACCCGCGCCCTCCTGCCACGGGTCAAACACGATCTTCAGGCGCAGGCACGTCTCGCGAACGGCGGGATAGCCAGTCGAGACGATTCCAGCCGGCAGGACAACATGCCGAGCAGCGTCAGAGAGCTTCGGGGTCGAACTCTGCGTCGGGTGTGGCAGCGGCTTCGCCAAGGTCGTCGCCGCCCTCCTGAACATCCAGCGCCTCGAGCTCGTGCGCGATATCCATCAGCCGGCGCGTAAGGGCAGCAAGATCCCGAGCGGGGGTTGCCTGATCGGCAACGGCCTTCGCGACCCGGTCGCGCATGGCGACAAGGAGTTCCCGATGCGATCCGGAGGCGGCGGCCTCGGCAACATCCACGTCGGCCCCCTTGGAAAAACGCCGTGTGTGTGCGACGACCAC